TGATGAATTCAAGTTGGTTTGCGCGATCGTGGTAGAGCTGACACAACGTAAGAAATTTGTTCCTCAAACACTCTTGGTCGCCTTCCAGCACCTTCCCTGTTGTAGGGTTCTTCGGACCTGTTATTCCTTGGGGATATGTCAATGGTTGACCGAACGTATCTGTCAAACCGGGAGATACTCGGGGAGCTTGGAATTGTTTCCAGTAGTCTCGAGCATTGGCCAGGTTCTCGGCAGGAGTAGGTTCGCCGACAGAGTAGAGCTGGTTGTCTACATTAGGACAATCGATCGTGAGGCTTTGACAAATCTTGGTGTCAAGCGTAGGGTCCATCACACCTTGCCCGCTCTTCAACACTCCCCGCACACCTCCGCCCAACACTTCCGTGGCAGGGTAGGCGCACGTCTCACCAAAACGAAAAGGCCACGGACTCGTTCTTGAGGCGGAGTCTACTTGATCGAACATTCCGTCTTCTGCCGCAAAGCCGAACAACCGGTCCTCAACCTTTGTTACAATGCTGAAGCTGAGCGCCCGTGACCGTACGTCCCACTGGATAGGAGAGTTGATTACGCCGTCCAACAACACAACCGACTGTTCCAGGGGGACTCCGGAGAATCCCAGATAAACCTTCGCAGGCCGTTTGTGAATGTCTACACGGTCCATGATCTCAGTCAAAGCACCATCAGTATCGGAGAGGGTGATGTCTACCGATTGTGAGATTCCTGAGCTGCCTACTTGGCTGACAGACTCCAGGTTGCTTATGGACACGATGCTCTTGTGGGCCCCCGTCACGGTGGTACTAGAGTACATCATCTCGGAACCGTCTACCCACTCGACGCCTACGAACAATACAACCTCCAAGCCTTGTTTCTTGGCTAGCGCGGTCTTGACTGCTTCACTGTAGTTTTTCATTGTTCGACTAATTCAAATGTTGTGGTGTAATGGTCTCGTGTGGTGCCGGAAAGTTCGATGGGGTTGAGATTCAGTCTCCCAACATAGTCCCTGCCCCTCCACACTGCGTGAAAAGATTTCCCTCTGTACCGTCTCACGAAATCCTGAAACTCTTCGGACTTCTCTTGAGTCAACGTGAACGACCAACGGTACCGTCGGTTGTTCTCGCCACGTTTGATGAACGTTCTGCGCGACCCGTCCTCCATGCGAACTATACGCACTTCTGATACAGCACCCATGTTGTTTCCCATCTCGGGAGGAGGGAGCAGCACGGTAGACGAGGGAGCCGGGAAGGGGGCTTCGATCCTGAAGTAGTTGGTCATGTTATACGATCGTGAAGGATGCGGAGTCTAAAAGAATTGATCCTGAGCTCACTTGTCTTGGTCTATTGAAGTTCACATTAACGGTGTCAGTAACAAATGTCTCCACACCTTGTCGAGTCCAGATACTTCCGTTACGTCCCAGCTCTTGGGAGAGGCCCAACTGCTGAATTGCGTACTCGCCGTCCAGTGCTACTCCCTCTACGTCGAAGTTAAGAGTCCAGTAGCCTTCGTTGTCTTCTGTGTAAACTTCACCAGGGTTAGTGACCACCACACGCCACGACACGCCGCGCCAATCCTTCAGCAAAATCTCCCTTCCCAATTCGTTAGACAAGAAATCCATCAGGAAGTCGAGGTCTGTTCGTTTGACCGCTGTGATAGTATACAACTGTGATTCTTCGACCGCGTCACCCACGCCCGAAAAGATATCTGACGATCCGTCAAAATATGTTCGGTTCACGCGGTTGAATGCGATTCGGCGAGTGTTGTCGGATTCTGGATTTCGTAGCTGAAGAACTTCGCCTGTAGCAAAAGACTGTAAGAACAGGGTATTTTTGTATTGTGGTTTCTTAGCGCTCGGAGCCGTGCCTCCGAGGCCGTGAAACATGTTGTGTGTCTTGCGAGCACATGATGATTCTATGTAGTAAGTTACCGCTTGGTTCAATCCTAGTACGTGTGAAATCTCGGGATTGAGGACTTTATTAACCGTGGTTGATACCGTGAATCCAAACGCGTTACTGGCATCATATCCGAATCCCCATTCCGCCGAGTCGGTAAGGCCCAGGTTGTTGCTCGCGCGGGCGAACATAGCTGAGTCAGTAAGGCCGAGAGTCGAGGACACGGCGTACTCTTTTACGCGTCCGGCTGTCGCCGTTAAACCAAGGTCGTGACTTACGTAATAGTTCTTGACTCCGAATTGGAACGTAGCAACGTCAGTCAGACTAGCCGTGTTGAAACTGTTCTTACGAACGATAGGTAGGTGTACCAAGACGGAGTCGGTCAGCCCTAGGGGGTGTGCAGCTTGACGTTGGTCGTGCAACAGAGCTTCGTCAGTCAGACCTAATTCTGAACTGGCGGAGGTTAATCCTCCCGGCACGAAAGAGTAGAATGCTACGTCATTAAACAACAGATCGGACGACGAGGGGATAGCGATAGTGTTCAACTCGAACACCGCTGAATCAGTTATCCCTAAAGATGAACTAGCCGATACCGGTAAGTCACCACCAGCAGACGGAACGATAACCGCCTGGACTTGGTAGTGGTACGATCTTATGGTCATTACTCGGTCATCCTTTGAGTGGCCTCAACGTCGTTCACGGAGGCAGTCGTCCACGCCGCGCTACCCGGTCCCGTAGGAAACATCTTACGAACAACGACATTCGCTGCCGTGGAAATTACCCCCATATCGGCTTCATCTGACACTCCGTTGTCGAAGCCGATATGGAGGTGGGGTGTGCCGTCTACCGCTTTGCATTCGACGTCGACCTGTAGACATTCAACAGACGAGGCCGATAGCGTATTGAGTTTATAGTGATCGTCGTCGCCACTGACGTCCGCCTCGACGTAGGTGCTGCCGGGGAGAGTACCGTTAATCATGGCGTAGTTGTTGACGCCAGTTGAGGCGGTCCAGTCATTCGGTGCAGAGTCAGATGCGGGAGCTAACCTTACAATTCTGCGGGGACCAATCGCGGCTGTGTGGGCAACTCCGTCCAGGGTGTAGACACACAAGTCATCGTACGAGGGGCGCGAGGTGGCGCTAGCTTCGAAAGACAGTCCCCACACGTCGTTGAACATAAACTCCACTGTTTCCTCACCACTATCTACAACCAGGTTCTGGTTGACGTACACTTTTATGAATCCGCCGTTACCACTGGACGTTGGCTTGTAGACGATCTCAACGTAGTGCCAGTTGCCTGCGATGAACGCGTCGGTCACAGTGGTAGTGTAACTTCGACCGTTCACTACCAAATCCTTGCCAGAGTTAGTGTTACGCAGAAGGATGTTCCCGTTGTTGGGGGTGGAGCCCACTAACTTGAGGGTCCGTAGAAAAATGTTCGTACCACTTTCATCTGCAGGTACTTGGTAACGAAACCCTATCACGAACGTAGGGACGGACGCGTTCATCCGAACTTTATAGGCGGCAGGGAACTCGTACCTTATCTCAGCGTTGCGGACAGGGTTGTCTGAGAACTTAATCGCGAACGTACCGTCAGTCTGATCGTTGTCAACCAGCGTCGGTCCGACTGTTGTCGAATTCGACTTCCTGAGTTCCATGCTCGGCCTCCGGTCGATGTTGCTAGTAACATCGGCTGCGGAGGTGGTCTTGTCTCCATAGACCTCAAACCCGTCTGCTAGTATCCAAGTCATTTGACTTAACCGTTGATGGAGTAAGTGACCTTGAGGGTGTCACCGTTGGTCACGGCGGCATTACTGCCGAACGTGGCGGTGGACCATAACGTACCAGTGGAGCCGCCCTTGGTGCTGACACTGATGATGAAGACACCCTTGATGGTGGCAGTAGCGTCCATCGAGAAGTCAGCCGACACGCTGTTCGACATCGTGCGAGCAGCCGTAGCGTCATTTGCCCAAGTCACACGGGTAGTTTCCGAATAGTCTTGGTTTTCGATCCATCCCGAGTGCGATGCGGCAGTGTCGGAGGCCGAGAGCGCGCTGAAGGAGGCGTTGTCGATCAGGCCGACGTACCACGTGGTGGTAACTGAACCGGAGTCGAATCCAGCATTCAGCAAGTACGCAACACCCACGTCGGTAATGCCGTTGGGGAAGTCTTGTTCCCATTTGGTATTGCCTTCTGAGTCGATGCACAATACAGAGAATTTGCCTTTGAGTCCAGGCTTGTTGTTTACATTCATAGCTTCATTGTTCCTCGTCGGAGTTCGCGCTTGATGGAAAGACCAACTTCTCTCGCGGTCTGAGAAGGTAGTTGTGACTGGGATGTTACGTTGATGTCTCCGATGGTGATGTTGGTGTTTCCACCTCCGCCGCCACCGGGTTTGTTACCTGCGTTGATAGCCTGTAGTTGAGGGAGGAAGTTCGCAGTCGCGCGCTGGTTGGCTACGAACTCCCCCGGTGCAAGCATGGTAGCTTGCGTATCTTGTCCACGGCTCTTGCCGCCGTTCGCCATGTACTGAAGTCCGCCGTTGTAAGCATAGCCCTGGCCGCCTGCTGCTGCAGCCTGTTGAGCTGCTGCTGCTGCTGCTGCAGCTGCTGCTGCCATTGCCCAGTATGCTTGCGAGGCGGCGTTGGCCGAACCGGTTAGCGCGTTGGTAGCAGAGTTCAGGGAACTCATGCTACTTTCGGAAGACATTGCTGCTTCCCCGATTCGGCTAGTTGATGCTGTCGCGGCATCAGCAGAAACGGTGATTCCGTCCACTTCGATTTTAGCTTGTTTGACTTCTGAAGAATCGACGTCCAAGATAACCTTGTTGCTGTCGTTCCCGTTGATGAAGTCGGTCAAGTTCTGAAGGTCCATCTTAGGTTCCGCTCCCAGCAGGGGTTTGGTACCGATGACTTCAATCTGCGTTTCGGTGGCGTCCAGTTGGTGCTTGATTACGTCCAGCAATTTCTCCGCGTTACCAAAACCGAACGTGGAGTTTCTGTTGAACATATCACCTTGAACTGTTTTCAGTTCGTTGTAGATACCGATCAGTTTGCTGCGATAAGACTGAGCCTGTGCCTCAGTCATGCTACTGATCTCCGTGATGCCAGCGCTAGCCTCCCCCATCAGTTCCTTGATGGCGGTCCTCTGGTGTCCGAAGGTAGCGTTGTTCACGGCTTCCTTCAGTTGCGCCTGACCCTCGGTAATGGCTTTAGTGATTTCCAGGGAACTCGCAGCAGCTTGGGCGTCCGCCTTCGCAGTCTCTACAACGTACTCCTTGATTATACGGGCCCGCTCTTCCAACTGCTCGGTTGGATTCACGTTAGAGATATCCTTGAATCGCTCCGTCAGTTCTGCATTCGCACCTCCGTCGATTCGAGAAATCAAATCTACGGTGGCCTCGAAGCGAGCTCCGGACAAATCACTTTGCAGTTGGTTGACGGCGCTGGTCCAATCTATACGCACGTTGGCCATACCCTCGGAGAAACGTTGCTCGACTTGCTTCGCAAGTTCGTCAATGTCCAACGCCTTCAACAAAGGAGAGTCCGAGAATTCCCCGAACGACTCTTCAATTCGTTTTATTTCTGCACGAACCTTACCCGCCTCGATAGCGAACACTTTAGGGTCAATCAAACCCTTTGCCGCTTTCTCTTCGAGCTCGGTCAGTCCGTCGAGTTGATCCTTCACGGCCAACTTCTGTTCTTCATTCAAGAACTCAAGTCGCTTGTGTTCCTTCTCATGATAGTTTTTGTTTTGCGCTTCCAGCTGGTCCTGGAATCCCATCAGGCTCTCAATGCGTCCTTCCCGAATCCGTTGCAACTGCTCTTCGGCTTTCTCCACTAAGAAGACGTTCTTGGAAGTCTTCGCCAATTCCAGGGAGTAACGAGCGGCTGCTTCTGCTGCGTCGACTGTAGCCAGGGCGGCGTTCCTTGACTCTTCACTAAGACCTGCCGAGCTGACCGCCTTGGAGGCCGCTTCGATTTCGTTGTAGGAGTGAGCGAGAGCTTTGTTAGCCTTCTGCATGTCTGACAAGCCGTCCAACGATTTCTTAAAGTTGCTATCGTCGAGCTTACGTTGTTCGGACAGAATCTGCTTAGTCAGACTTAGTATTTCGCCGTCTATACCTTTGATCGTGGATTTGATTCGGTCCAGGATACGTTCCCGTCCGTCAGCAAACGATTCTAAGAGGTCGCTCCCCCGCGCCTTGATCTGCGAACTTGTTTCGTTGAAGTCATCTATCAGGCTGCTAGAGGCGTTGCGGGACGCCTCAATTGTTTTGTTGAGAATTGTGTTCGTATTTTCAAACGCTGCGTTGAGTTCTTTGATCTTATCGGAATTGATCTGATTAGTTTTTTGGATCAATACCTCAAGTTCCTTGACTCGCAGCTTCGCCATTTCGTCGTTGAGTTTCGCGGTGGACTCCCGCCATGAGTCAATCTGATTACTGATGAACAGACCACCGGCCACCCCGGCTGTGAACGCTGCCAGAGGTGGGAACAAAGTTGAGAATGCCGTGGCGGCAGTGCCTGCTGATGCTGCTGCTGCAGCTGCACGAACTTGCATCGTGAGGAATGCCCCACCTGCGATGGTAGCCGCGCCACCTAATGAGATCAGAGCTGTTTCTGCTGAAGCGGAATCGTCGATGACCGCAAGGAATGCCTCTGTAGCACGATTCCTCATCTTCAATGCCGAAGCGCCGATCTCCGTGAAGACTACTTCCATCTTAGCTGCATTAACCTGAGCAGCCGTGGCGTCCAGTGCGTTGATGTCCGCAACCTTATCCGCAAGACCTTCTGCAGATTCCCGCATAATGTCCATGGTGTTAGCAGCCAACTTGCCGTCTTGTGCCAAGATGTTCACGACACCCAAGTTACCCCGGATTGTATTGAACAGTTTAGCGATGGCGGTCTCGTTGCCGCCCACTTCATCCGTGATAAGTTGCAGTGCCGCCGTCAAGTCGCCGCCCGTACGTTCTGCGAGCTCCTTAAAACCTTCTACGCGCAGGCGCGTGAACACCTTCCGCATTTCGTCGGTAGGCTTGATGAGTTTGTTGAACACGTTCCGTAACTGAGTCATTGCCGTAGCAGAGTCAATACCGGCCAACGACGCAGTGGCCACCGCATTCATGCTCTGCTCGAAGCTGAGACCCAACTGCTCCCCCAATGGGATGACAGTACCCATGCCGCGAGCCAAGTCGTCGAGCGTAACACGTCCCGCGTTGATGGCTCCGAACAACGTACCTGCGGCAGTGGCAGCATCGTTGCTATCTTCGCCGTATACCTTGATGACAGAGGACAATACGTTGACCGCGTCTGTCAACGTTCCGCCCGTCACCTTTGCAAGGCTGGCAGCTTGGCCTTCCAGCAACTCAAACGTCTGGTCAGTTGTGCCCAAGTCGTTCTGCAACGCCTCGAACACAGCCTTGGAGGTTTCGCTCAGGTCGCGGCCAATGGTCGTAGACAACTTCTTGATACGAGCATCCAGATCGTCGAAGTTCGTTTCGCTTTGATTGGCGATGGCGTTGATACGGCCCAACGACAACTCGAACTTTTGGGCTGCGTCGGCGGAGTCGAAGAAACCTTGCTTGAGAGCTGTGACTGCGCGGTACAGAACTTGTGTCTGGACGATACGGGAGATAGACTCCCAAGATAGCAGAAGACGTTGTGCCCCCCTCCCTGCTACTTCTGTAGACCTTCCAACCGCTTCAGTTCCCCGTTGCAGTCTCTCGGCAGCGGCAGCAGCGCCCTCAAAGACTCCTTCTATCTCTCCGTTGGCGTTGATACGAAAGTTTTCGAGAGCAGCGTTGGCTTGAGTGGTGGCACGACTCAAACGACCCATTTCACCAATCGCTTGGCTGGCGTCCAGGGTAACGTTGCTGTTGATGTCCGACACTGATTATTTCCGGTTGGATAGATAGAGTTTAGGGGCGGGAACCTTGGCGAGGTATTCCTTTACTGCCTCGTCCGCCTTGACTCGAAAGTTGTAAGGTGTAGGCTCTCTGAGACTTCCGAACAAACCATGTGTTCTGGGCGCCACCCTCTGCGTTTCGTTGATTACCAAGTATCTGAGTTGAGTTTCGTAATAGAAACCCCAACTTCCGGGACCGTGGCGAGTCAAGCCTCCCGAGCTGTTTAGTCTGCCAAGAGAGATTCTATCTGGTGCTTCCCACAAACTAAAGACACTGACCGACTCACCGACCGCGTTACCTAACGCTTCGAGGGTGGCCATGGAGGCTCCAGACCAAACCGGAATTATGTCTGCTGCAGTCCTCACCCAGATTCGTGCAGCCTTCTCGATAGTCTCCTTAGCAAATCTCTCGTACTCCCCGGCGTAATCGTCGGGCATTGCTATTAGAGATATGTCGCCACGGAACCTCATTTCTTGATTTTACTTTCCACGGGGGTTTCGTCGTGTTCCCTTGTTTGATGGAACGCAATAATCTTGGCTTGAGTCTGGACGTCACAATCGTCGAACGATGGTTTCACGCCAGGAGGTCTACAGCCTATACGCTCGCAGGCGGACCAGATTGCGTAATCGGCTGTTCTATACCTTGGCCAGAGTGAGCGACCTACAGCGCCAGCACCTGACCACGTAGAAAAGACTCCCGCGCGGCCTTGAGCTTTTCCTCGTTCAAGGCGTTGGCGTCAATGACGCACTGCTGGACGCGCTGAATTTCGACAGAGCAGAGCCCTCCGGCCTCCAGGTCGGACACCCAATTGCCCCAGGTTGATGGGCTGTCCAGCTTGACGGTGTCCCATTCAATGTTGGAAGGCTCCAAAGACTTGACGCAAATGAATGCGTGTCGACGCGTCGCCCAGACGTTGACCGCCTCAAGGAATGCCTTAGCAGTCGTATCTACTTCTTCGCCCCTTGAGGTGACCTTGACGGGCGCTTTAGGGCGGGGGCAGGCTGTTTCAAATTCGTCCATGCTGAGAACTGCTTGTGCTTTGAACACAAGGTCGTTACCATCGGGACGGGGGAGGACGAGAACTTCAGTAGCTCGCGTCGGGGTTACACCACCAATCTTCATCTGCTTGTACTCCAGTAGTTGCAAAATCGGAGAAATAAAAGGGTGACCGCCACGTTAGCGGCCACCTCGTAGGATCAATTAGGCACAGTCGCCATGGTTGGATCGGATCGTCGTGGTCTCAGTTGCATTGCACTGACCACTAACACTGATCGACGCATCCGCGACGGAGTAGTCCAGGCCCTCGTAACGGAAGTCGGGCATGAGGATTTCTTGGTCCTCGTCCGCGCCGCACGCTACGCAGTGAACTGCGATGATGTCGATGGCGTACGGTTCGCACAAATCACTTGAGCTGGAAACCCATTCCGACGCGTTGCCGATTCGCTTGAGGCAATCGACGGGAGTCGGGGGTCTGGCGGTCGAGGCGGTCACGTACTCAAACGTGAAGGCCAAGTCAACCGATACGGGCTGGTCAGCGCCTTGACGAACCGTGTCGAGACGATCGCGGTCCAAGTCGTAGATGAACTCACGTGACTCTGACCACGACAGGTCGCCTTCGCCGATCTTGATCTCCAGCCGTTGTGGCAGGAAGGTGATGACGCTATCGTCTGCGACGGTACCAGTAGCCTTCACGGGCGTAAAGGTAATGTCGGTCGTGGTACCCGACGACGGTGTCCGTGCCGTCACAGTGTAGACGGTCGAGTCGCCAGCGAAAGTCAGACGGGCACCCACTGGTACCTGATCCGTGACGTTGGCATTGAGGGCAACCGTGTCAATGGTGGCGGTCGAGTCGGTGGCGACTACGCCCGCAGCTTGGTCGACTGCGGCGGTCCCGGCGAGACCGTCTTGCAAGTAAATGGATGTGTCACGAAGTTGAATACGTGCCATGGGAAGTCGTTCCTATAAGGAGGGGTTGTTAAAGAGTGATTTCGTACTTGGCGACGATCGCGCTTTGTACTACTTCTGTATGAGGGTCGATCTTGCCGAAGTTCGCGACCCGGATCGGTTCGGGCGCGGTGCGGTCAAAGTCGAGGCAACCTACCTGTACTACTCCGTCGTACACCGGGATTACGTTTGACAGTAGCGCCAGCAAGGTGCCCATGCGGTTCGGCGTTAAGAATCCATTCTCGGAATCCTTTTCCAGGTCGGTCATCATGACCATAACCTCGAACTTGTACCTGACTTGTCCGCCAGCCTCAAACCTGGGAGCGGGACCAGTCACTCGTAGGACCAGGGAATCCTTTCGGAACCAATCCTTATGTTCCCGGTCAACTCCCTCAACGAAGAACTTGAGGCCAAGGGTGACCGCTACCGGCTGGATTAAACGGGCTAGGCTGCTGAGCACCCAGGTTCCGATTTTAGGTTCGATCATTCTTGTGAGCCTCGCGCGGACTTAACTGTTACGACAAGTCCTCCGTCAAACTGTTGTACGTCGGAGACTTTGTACCACACGCCCAACCATTGAACCTCTTGGGTAGAATCCACTTCTCCCCAGCCTTTAATATCTCGTTCGCAGATTAGGAAGTGGGAAGACTCAACGTCTTGCCCAGCACCTCCCTGCCACGCGAATTGTCGCATGGCCTGCATCATTGCCGCTGTGTACGTCACAGTTCGACTTGTTATAGGCGGAACGTACACTGCGTTGCGAATCGTCGCTTGAGTGTAGTTCCTGACCCTATCGCCGGTTATGTAATCGGTGCTGGACGTGTCCGCACGTCTGATTACTATTAAGGCCCCGTACCGTCGAGTGATATTGTAGAACGTCCGCTTCTGTGCGCGGTCGACGCGCGGGTTGCGGTTCGGTTCCATTATCGACTCCTGATGAGGGCCTGCAATTCAGCAATAGCAGTTGTGTTGCGTTCCAGGGCTCGTCTCGTTTCGAGGTTCCCTGCTTTGATCTCCATGAGAGCCTGAAGGATCATAGAGCGGTCTTGGTAGTACGGTGAGTGTACCTCTACCATATCCTTGACTTTGGCTTCCGTCGGTCGGTCATTGACAGACGTTACCGCCCAGGCAGAGACCGATGCCACGGATGACAGAGCTACGCCAAGGATGGCGACCATCACTGATCGGGGAACTCGGTACGATTCGTCGTCGTCTGATGCCATGGTATTGATTCCGTTCGGTTGTTTCGTAAGATGCGGGAGGTGGACTCGAACCACCGA